CGAGCGGAAAATAACGGCATCATCTTTTTGGATGAAATTGATAAAGTTGTGGGTAATAATAGCGGTGTCGGTCCCGATGTGAGCCGGGAAGGTGTACAACGTGATTTGCTCCCTATCGTGGAAGGAAGCCATGTGAATACAAAATATGGTGTAGTGTCTTCAGATCATATTTTATTTATAGCTGCTGGAGCTTTTCATGTGAGTACCCCATCAGATATGATTCCGGAATTACAGGGTCGATTTCCCATCCGCGTTGAAATGGACAAGCTTACAAAAGAAGATTTTGTTAAGATTTTAACACATCCACGGTCCGCATTGATCAAACAATACACAGCACTTTTAGATGCGGAAAATGTAGCCTTGGAATTCAATGATGCTGCCATTAAAGCGGTAGCGGAATTCGCATCAGAAGTGAATAGTAAAATGGAAAAATGGTATCAATCCAGGAAAAGGTAAAGTTACCTTAAACTGATTGGCTCTTGCGCCGCCGCCTTTTAGACGAGATTTAAAATCATTAATGTTTGCCATTTTTTATTCTCCTCCCTATCTGTTAAGCGCCTGCTACTTCAGAAAAGGCAACGCCTGTTCTAGTAGCGACAAAGTTAAGTGTTATGAAGTTAATAGAACGAGCAGGTTTGATAAAGATATCAGCCCTAAATTCGTTTCTGTCTATTACTTCTCCAGTATTGTTTGTATCATCACAAACAACAGCAAAGTCAGTTATACCTCGTCTGCCTTGTACATCTCTCAAAAACGGTTCTACTAAATTTCTAAACCCTGCTCTTGTGAACTCATCATTGAACTCAAAGAGTTGGAATTTAGCAGCAGTAGCAATCGCTTTTTCAAGAACAATGAAAAGTCTCCTTACATTGATTCTATCAAATGCACTTGGTTTAGATTGAGCAGTTTTATCACCGAACAATACAGTTCCCTGACCAGGGAAAGTAACAACAGGATTAACTCTTGCTTTGTATAATTCATCTCTTTGTGTTTGGTTAGGATTAAATGCAAGTTTAACTGCACCCCTAATTTGACCACGATTGAAACCACCTGGTGAAAACCAAGGGTCTGCTACATTGTCAGTTCTTGCACAAAGACCAGCGATATCGCCGTTCAATGGTATATGCCTATATACATCATTGTATTTGTCATATTGATACTTGTATCCACTATCAATTACTGCATAACTAGATGAAGATAAAGCGTCAGCAAAGCCCTTGACATTAACAGTTGCAGAAATAGGATCGCTTACATTCACAACATCTGCTCTCGCAGGTGATACAAATGCTACACAATCTTTTCTTTGTGCCGCCACATCAATGACTTTAGTTGCTTTAGTTGCTCCAGTAGCATCAGCAGCTGTGTGAGATGGTCCACCGAGTAACAATGCAATATCAACTGTTTCAGCGTCAGCGAACTTATCAAATCCCAATGCATATTCAGCATTAGTAATTGCGTAATCGTCTGTTCCACCTGTTAGTGAATTAGAAAATACAGTAAAACCATTTGCGCCTTCGGCATCAAATGTCTGTCCTTTCTTTGCTGAACCAGCGTTTGCTAAAGTTGTTTCGTGATCCATCCAGTAGATGTATTTTGATTCATTGTATAAAACATCAACATAATAATTTGTTCCACCTTGGGAATTTTTACCATCTGAAGCCTGTGAAAGACCCTCAAATGTTTCCAAGATATGTCCTGCTGTACCTGTGATACCGCCATCTTCATCTAATACTACGATATGTAACTCGTCAAGTGAACCGCCAGCAGCAACAGCGTCATCTGTTGAAGTAGGTGGTTGTGAAAAGTTAAAGTAGTATTCCCAATGTCTTTTAAATTTCGCATCGTCCACGACAGCGTGTCGTAAACCACCTGTTTCTGTTTTACCAGTTGCAGGATTAAATCTTGCGATTGTTAGGACATGGGTAGCGATAGAAGATACTTTGTAATGATATCCAGAAGGCGCTGCTGTATAATCAGAAGCACTTCCAAATTCTAAAATATCTCCAGCTTGCAATAGAGAGCCATCATCAACGGTGATAGTTGTATCGCCAATAGCCGCCGAAGCGTCATTGACAAGATTACCACCCATTTGATCCCCTCCAAATGCAGTTGAGTTAGTACACATGGACACTTTTAAATTGTTACCTAATGTTCCAGATTCTCGAGCAGCCCAACTGCCTACAGAACCAGAACCATCAGAATAATTATCATATAATGAGTAGTATTTTTAATCAATATAGGTGTGCCAGACACGCCTGCATTAACTTGACCTGTAATAGGTCTAACCACTCGTATAGCGTTACCGTACTGAAGGAAATTTGCAATAGTGAACCAAGATTCAAAGTTGGAAGCATTTGGTTTCCCAAATGTATCAACTAATTCCTTTTCACTTGAAAGCAAGGTTACTTCATCTATCGGACCCTTTTCAGAAGTCAGAACTGCCCCAGCAATTGATGTTGAAACTGCTGGAATTATGTTCGTTAAGTCCGTTTCTTGTACGAGAACACCTGGTGATACTTGAAATGCCATTTTATTCGTTCTCCTTATAATTAAGTTTTTGTTTCAACCCTTTGACTAATATTTATATATTAAGGGTTTTTAATAATGTTCACCTTTGCGTATTTCGACAGGTTGCCACAATTCTCCAGCATCATCAAAAAAAGAATTATTCTTACCCTCTGGATCATTTAGACCATCATCTATAAAACCAAAAGGTGCCATATCTTGTTCTATTGCATTTTGCTGATCCGTAAACATTTGTCCACGCACATCAACATCGGTTAATTCTTTAAAATATCGTTGATTTGCCATCCATGAAAAAATGACTAGGCACATAACTAAATCATCTGTTGCACCTGCTTCTGCTTCAAATGATTTTCCCTTGGATATGAAAGTAGATAGTTCAGCAATAATATCAAAATCCTGAATGATTAATTTATCTCCCTCAACTAAACTTTTCAGGTTAGAACAACCAATTTTTTTCGCTGCCTTCGTCATTCGTAATCCCAATTGATTACCTCTTCCACTAAATCCACCACCCAACATCTGTCCTGAACGACCTCGTTGAGTCACCATCATCATATTGTCATATTCCAATTCATACATTAAACTATCTGCAACCTGTTGCCCCAAATCATTTATCTCTATTAAACAAAAAGCATTATTGTAATACTTACCAATCTTATGTAAAATATTTGGATACACAATGGGTTTAATACTGTTAGACCTATACTTGCAAACAATTCTGTAAGGAACTTTGGTCACATCACAAATAACTAATGCAGAATAATCACTTGATAATCCTCGTGATACATCTACACACATAGTATAAAGGTGATCCTTGATGGGCATTTCATATACATCAAACCCTTTACTTCGTTTTGGATCAACAACTGCCATCATCTTAATCTTACTAGCAGGTATTAATGTATCAACACTACCCAAGAATTGACATTCAAACTCGGTCTGAAATTGCGATTCACTTGTATTTCGTATTGTCTGTTCTTTCCATGCCTCATCTCTTCCAGGCACTTCACTCCAATGAACTTCCATTGGGATGTAATCATTTCTTTTATTGACCGCATCCATCCACAACTTATAAAACATATTCATACCATGTGGAGTAGAAACGATAATCACCTTTGAAGTTTCACCAGAGGAGATTGTAGGGTAAACAGAACTAAAAAATTCTTCAGCAATATTATGGGGCACATAGGCAAACTCATCTAGGAATATTATGTTAAAGGTACTACCACGAACAGCACTAGAAGATGTACTCGCCGCTACGATTTTACTTCCGTTCTCTAATTCAAGTGAACCTTTGTTCCAGTTAAGTATGCCTTGTTGCATCCATTTCGGCAAATGTTCGTAAGCCAGTTGCAATCGACCCAGTAAATCCCTTGCCGTAGAGGATTTATTTGCCAATATTGCAACATTCACATTGTCGTTAAACACGCAATAATGTAAGAGGTAGGAGCATATGACGGTTGACTTGCCACTTTGTCTAGGTAACTTGTTTATTGAAAACCTATTGTTGTGGAAAGTATCTACCATCTTCCGCTGAAAGTCATACATTATAAAAGGCATAAGACCTTTGTCCAATGTGACGATTTTTAAATATGTTTCGATAAAATATTTAGGATCATCAAGGCACTTCATCACTTCATCTACTTGCTTTGGTGTAAATCGTGATTTTGTATGTGCCTTCTTTAGGTTAGGATTTCCTAAATATTGGTCTTGTTTCATTTTTTATCTTTATTTTTCTTTATAAGTTTTTGTAGTTCCGTTGTTGACCCTACGAATAGGGCATTGGTTACACTTTTAGGCATTTCACCTTTTGAATCTTTTAATCTTTTAAGTTTATCTTGTAAGTCTAATAGATTTTGTGCTATTTCGCTTTGCGTTTTAATTAATTGACCAGCTACTTCATATGCACGAGGATGTTCTCCTTCTTTTGCTAAATTTAAAATACCATCTATTGCTGTACTACCTTTTTCTAATAGTTTGTATAACTCATTTCTACCAGCGTCAAAGTCTGTATCAACTTCAGCATTTTCAGGTGCAACAGGTTTATCATTTATAACTTCTAAAGGATTCTTTTCTTGTTTCTTTTCTAATACTTTGTCAGCTATGTTTAATACTTCATTTAATTTATCATCAATATTACTCATTTTAAAACCTTTTTAATTATGTATCGCTACCAGTTTCTTCATCATAGTTTTTACCATCATCAAAAAATTCTAATGTTGTTGTATAGGTATAACTATCATCTTTATCAGCAGATGTTGGGTTTGGTGTTACCGTCACTCTTTGACTACGAGATGGACTTTGGCCAGCTGTATTAGTATAACTATCAGCAGATACAGTTTTAATTATAGCACTTGTACTAATTGGACCATATAGATATATCTTTGCAGTAAATTTTAATGTGTAGATAATTCTTCTTAAACTTGTTAATGAACCAGTATAACTATCTTCATAATCAACATTCTCTAATATAAAAGGAATATCTCTTTTTGTATCCATATAAGTCTTATCAATTATCATGGTTACAGTATAATCTGGTTGGAAGTATGGAAGTATTTGTTCAACAATTTGTAATCCATCATCCGAAGTTGCAGTAAAAACATTTAATTCAAAACTAACATCATAAGGTACTGGCATATATTGTGTATTTAAAGTTTTCTCATCACCACTTACATTTTTAGCAACCCCAACTCTTTGATTTTTATTTAATTTACGAGAAGGATCATAAGCATAACCAGTAACATCAAAGGACATACGAGGTAGAGTAATCGCCACACTTGAATCTGATCCAGTTAAGTTTGCATTCTGATCTAATCTTGCCATAAATTTTTCTTTAGGTGCATATGATAAAGGTACTCTAACTGTTTGTAAAGGATTCCCGCTAGAATCCAATCGTCTGATATTAATATTATTAAATATCGTACCGAAAGCGATTACAGTATTTCTTATTGATTTATGGTAAAAGTGTTGTCCAAACATTAATAATCATCAACCTCTCCGAAAGGATTTCTTTCGCTAAAATCTAATATATCATCTGCCGTAGATGATGTTGTTGTTCCTGCTTTTGTTTCAAATGCTTTTCCATCATCAGCAGGTTGTTGTGTTGCCATTGTAAAGCTTTCATTAATAACATAATTAGTTTCACCTATATCACTTTCTAGTACAAATGATCCTACTTCATTTTCTAAAGTAAATTGGAAATTCATTGTATCAGTTGATAGAGCATCCTCTGTAGCGTCAATAGTTGTAATGCCTGTATCAAGTCTTTCAGAAGCGTATTCCCATTTAGTACAAGATAAGTTATAAACAGGTAAAGCACTTTGTTGATAGAACGGTTGCTCGTGTTCAACAAATTGTATTTCAAAGAATGCTTTTGTTGTAGGGAAGTAAACTAGATCACCTTCATTAGGTCTAGTTGTATTCTGTAAATCACTATTGTTAGATATTAAAGTTTCCCATCTCAATTTAGAAACAGTAAACTTAATATCATCTCTTAATTCTAAACCAAACTTTTTAATTATCTCTTGCTCACCCATAAATCCATCAGTATTATTAACATACATTTCTATAATATATGAGTCATCAAAGGATGAAGCAGGATCCTCTCCAAAGATTGTATCCTTGTTCGC